GAAACTTCTGTGGAAAGGTTTCACGAATCCTGCGATCGAGCTCATGATAATACTCATCCGAGCTGGCGTCAAATCCCTCGACGGAAATAAGTTGTTTGTGGATGCCCCACGCAGCGTGGGTCATGGCCGTATCTCGGCCATACCAGGGGTTGCGCTCCGCCCACTCTTCGACCCGAGGATCGACCTGGCGGGGGGCCTGCGCAGCCGGTTGAGCCTGCTGCTGGGCCACCTGCTGCTGAGCGGCAAGTTGCTGCTGATAGGCCTCGCGTTGAGCTGCCTGGGCCTGGATGGTGCTCTGCTCATTGGTCAACTGGGCCAGGCGCTGCATGGCCTCAGTCTCGGTGTCCACGTCTCCCTCTTCACGGGCCTTGCGGATGATCTGCTTGAGGGCCACGTTCTGGGTTTCGATGCGGCTTTGCGCCTCGGCAACGCGCTGGCCATCGGTGCTCAAGTACTGCTGCTCGAGCTGTTGGGCCCGGGCTTGCACGTTGCGCGCATAGTCCAAGGCGGCCTGCTCGCGCCGCTGGGTCTCACGCAGGCGGGCGGTGAGCTTGTCGATGCGCTTCTTGACGTTTTCGCTGTAGTCGTCCACCTCGCTGCGATGTTCCGCGCCGCCAGAGGTGTCTACCTCCGGGTCTTGCGGCTGGTCAAGCAGCTCCGCCTTCCCCTCCTCGTTGATCTCGACGGCAGCGGGCTGCTCGTCCTCTCCAATTTTGAACTGTAGGTCCATTTGATCCGCCATATTGCTCTCCTTTACATGTGCAGAATGTCTTCAGGGTCGTTGACCACGCCAAGTACCTCATCGTCGTTGATGAGGCGGATTTCCCCGCCGTCGATCGGGATGCGCGCCCCCGAGTAGCGCCCGAAGATGATCCAGTCGCCCTGCTTGCACCAAGGTCCCGTGGGGAACTTGGACTCGTCAGAGTAGGCGAGATCGCCCATCTTCAAGACGTAGCCGCAGACAGTGGCGAGTTGCGTCTTCTTCTGGGTCTCCTCGGCCAGGACGATGCCGCCCTTGGTCTTTTCCGCGCCGCGGTAGGGCAAGATGGCAATGCGCCACCCAGTGGGCCTGGGGATGGTGTCAATGACGGCTTCGCTGAGCTTCTCAGGGTCAAACCCAAGCTCCGTGTAGGCATCGTCCAAGGCGGGTGCCTTGGTTGCGGCCTGTTCGGCCCATTTGCGCTCAAGTGCGGTCATTTCGACCGGTGCAGTTTCGACTTCCATGGCTCTCCTTTCAGGTTAAAAGTCTTCGTCTTGGTCCCCATCGACCTTCTTCAAAAGGCCTCTCACGGATTCTTCGACCAGGTTCAAACCTTCAAGGCGGCCCATCATGAAGCGGTAACGCTCCATGTCGGAAATACCCCCACTGAGCACAATTTCGTGTGCCTGCTGACGGTGCTTTCTGATTTCTTTCAAGACTGCTTCTGCAAATTCAAGCATGGTCGTTTCCATGAAAAGCAGTCGGTTTTGCGCCCCGACTGAAGGCGTTGGTGAGGATCAGTATATCTTCACCGGACGGTTACCGTCCTTTTTCTTCACAATCATCGACGGGCCTTGCACGCCCTTGGCCTTTTTGATGACGTCGCCGCCCTTGGCCATCTTGCGCGACTTGCCTGCCTTGTCATAGGCAATTGCCGCGGCCTGTTTGACAGCGGCAGCCCTGCTCTTGGGCTTGCTGGTGCCAATCATCCCGTCTTGTTTGTAGTCGCGCACGATCTCTCCAATGTTGGAGCTGATCGTCTTCTGGCTCGAACCCTTTTTAAGCGGCATTGCGTACTCCCTGAGGTGGTTGCTGGGTCTTGTTCATCTGCAACGCCAGGCGCTGCTGGTCGAGCGCCGTCTTCTGCTGCAGCCGTTGCTGATCCAGGGCCAGGCGCTGCTGGTCAATCTGGTTATCTGCCTGGTCGTTCTGCGCGCGCTGCTGCAGCTCCTGTTGCTTGAGCGCGATCAGCGGGTCTTCGCCGCCACCGCCAGCAAGCTCGTCCTGCATCTCGCGAACTTCTTTCATGTACTGCGCAATCTTGAGCGCAACCATGCCTTCTTTCTGGATGACAGAGACCATCCGATCGGGGTCGATGCCGTAGAGCTTAAAGAGCTCGGCTTCCACGTCCTCCTCGGCCTTCAGGCGCACGTGGTCAAGGACATGGCGCTGCAGCATCATGGCCGACATCGGATTGGACTGCAAGATGGGCGACAGGCCCATCATCAGGTGCGCTGCGATGTGCGCGTCGTGCTGCTGGCCAGCAAACGCCTTGAGCTGCATGCCATTGAGCACGTCGCCGTTCTCCGAGGCTGGGTCGTTGGGCTTTTGCGTGTTCTGCGGCATCAAAATGCCGTCAATGTCGCGCACGTTGAGCGCCGCATACACGCGGTAGTAGGCCTCGTACATGTTGTGCATGTTTGGGGCACTCTGTGCAAGCTGCAACTGCATCTGAGCGAGCTGGATGCGCTGCGCAGTGCTGAAGATGTTGGGGTCGGCCACCGGCAGCACCGACACCATGTCGTTGAAGTCGCTGCGCTTGACCTTGCGGCTCGCTCCAGGGACCTCGTAGGGGTACTCGTCGGGCAAGAAGGTGCCAAAGCCCTCAAACAGCAGCCTGAACTCCAACGTCTGCGCGTAATGCATGCGCTTGTGGATGCTGGACATGACCATGGAGCCGCGCTCCAGCAGCGCCAGGGTCGTTCCGACCTGTGCGTACTGGTTGCCGTCGCCAACCTGCATGTCCGCGGTGCTGGAGAGCCGTTTTCCGGCGTCCACGAGGAAGCCAAGCAGGCCAAAGAGCACCTGGCTGGGCTCCTTGTACGGCAGCGGCATGAGCGAGGCCGTAAGTTCGGCGCCGCCGGCGTCAATGTCGCGCCATTCGCCCGGCTGGATAGGCGTGGAGTCGTCCGCGATCCGCGCGCCCTTGGCTTTGAAGCCTGCCGGCAGGTTTGCGAGCGTGCCGGCGTCGATCAACTGGCGCAAAGCGCTCGTTGCGCCCTTGGAAAGGCCGCCAACGAGATGCACAAAGCCCAATCCGTACGCGCCCGGGCCCTCCACGAGCACGTAGTGGACAAAATAGTTCTTGCGCTGCTTGTTTTTCGACTCTTCGCGCCAGTTTCGGCGCACTCCGACAACCCGCAACGTGTCTTCGGCCAGCGTGACGACGTACGGCAGCTTGATTCCGGTGGGCTCCCCGTTCTCGTCCTTGTCTTCAAAGCCTGGAATGTCCAAATCGACCATCATCTCCAGCAAAAAGACCTCGCCGATGTCGTCCGTGGGCTGCACTCCGATCGCTTTGTCGACCGCTTCCTTAATTTGGCTGGGATCGGCAGGCGATGCGGCGGTGTCAACCCTGACATCGAGGTATTCGCCGGCCACAACGCGCTTGCGAAAGTCGTTGGAGTCCATCGCAATGCGGTGCGTGATCCGCGCGCACTGGCTCATGACGCTCGAACCGCTGTACGGGATGTACACGTCGTCGGCCAGGCACAGTTTTGACACCATCCGGCCCAGTTGGTAGTCGTAGTAGACCTTCTTGAAGGTCGATCCACCGTAGCCGGTGTAGAAAAGTAGCTGATCAAACTCCGGTGTGTACTCCTCCATCACCGTTGTGATCTGGTAATTCATGAAGTCCTGCACGCGGGTGGACTGCTGGTACTTCTCCACCGTCTCTTTGCCCACGATCTGGCTGCGAACAGGGCCGCCGGCGGGCAAAAGCTCCTTGAATGCCTGCGCCTGGAACTGCACGATGGCCTCGGTGAGCATCGGATGGGCCACGCCAGAGGCCCCACGGAAGGGTTTTGTGCGCTCTTCCATGCGCAAGCCCAGCAGATCAAGGCCCTTGGCGTACATCTGCTCCCAATCGGAGCGAGAACCCTTGTCTGCCTCGAACAAAGCGCTCACGTCAAGGGCAATTCTGCCCAGGTCGTCGGGGTCAATGACCTCTGCCAGGTTGGCGTAGAAGTCGACTTCGTCGGCCTCGTCCCCGCCGATCTCAACCGTGGCGCCTCCGTCCTCGTCGATGACCACCTCAATGTCCATCTCAGGCTCTGGCAGGCCTATTACGACGTCCATAACGGGCGCCCGGTTAAGTGCTTTGTCGATTGGCATGTGCTTTCCTTATGGCCGAGCGGTCTTGAGCTGATCCCGATAGGACTGTAACAGCGGGGTGAGGTACGTGTCCGACTCCGCAATGCTGATAGGCTTGAGGTAGTTTTGCAAGAAGCTCAGCACTCCTTGGTCGTATTTCTCCGGGGCCGTATTGCCTGTGGCTCGGCCGTTGCCCTTAATTTGCGTGACCACCGGACCCGTATTTTCCATGCGCACTTCAATTGTGTTGACGGGCCTATTCCTGTTGTCACGTAGAGTATATATTTGCCACTTGCCAGTGTTAAAACCGTTGCGCTTGTCGGATGTATACCCCACGCCGCCCAGCTCATATCCTGCAACAGAGTGACCTACGTACGCCCCCTCGGGCACGGTGGCTTCGCGCTTTTCAATGCGCTTCCAAGCAAATCCATCAAGGCCTGAGCCCTCGCCAAACTGCAGTAAAGGAGCGCTCACACCGCTTGAGTACACCGTGTCGGCTACGGGCTTGTTCGCCCTGATGCGTTCGTGTATTTTTTCAAGTTCTGAGGACCGGTCCCCAAACTTGAGGCCCCCTCGTACCGCGTCTTCAAACCGGATGTTGGCAAGTTCTCTGGGAGACAGGCCTGACAGATAGGTGTTGATGTTCTCGGCGTTAAACAGCGTCTTGAGCTCTCGGCCCATGTAACCGACGTCGTAGATTGGTTCGCCCTTTTCAATGGCTGCCCGCACGTTTTCCCCCATAAAGCCCCTGCTGACCTCCGCCTCGTCCGTGTCGTACAACTTGCGTCCTCTACCAACCTCGTTGCTGGCCCACGTTTTTTTCTGCTCAGGCGTCATCTTGTCGTAAGCCAATAGGTCCTCATAGGCCAGGTACAGGTCTTTGGTTGAACCGGGGCCGTCTCCAATAACGCGGCCAGGGTCTTTCAAAGAGCGCGTGACCGCACCCACCCTTGCGTTAATCAGCTCAGGCCTCATGCCCTGCATCAACATCCTGTCCGCCTCTGACTCCTCCGCGGCACTGCCTATGGCCTGCCCTTCGCGACTGAGTGAGGTGTAGTCTTTCTCAGAGGCAGCAGGATTGCGGGTAATCAGGCCACCTTGAATTCCCGTTGCCCTGTCGTAACGACTTGTAAAGTCTTCCATGGCTTGCGGGTACTTGGGGAAAAAGCGTTCTTGTCCCTGATCGTTTACGCGCGTCTTGCCCACTGAAAGCTGGTCAATCATGTATCCAGGGAAAAGTTTGTCCAAAGCCGAGCCTTTGATTTGCTTCTTGGAAATAGCCGCGGCAATGGGGTCATTTGGCGTTCCAAATTGACGCGTAAAAAAGTTGCGAGCTTTTACGTCCCAGAAGTTTTTAATCAACTCTTCTTGTTCAACGTTTTGTCCCGCCACGCTACGCGCATTGTCTCTTCCCTGCCGCAGAATGTGATCTATCTCGCTGACGTCGGTATCGTGGCCCACAGGACCCGTGAGCATGGTGCTGCCAATGGGCCGCACGGCGTACGACGCGCCAGGCACGTCCAACTGGCGGTTGTACTGCTGGAAGTCCTGGGCCGCGCTCCGCGCTGCCTGGCCAACCCTTTGCGCACCACGGACCCCGCTGCGCACTGCCGCCGCTGGGTTGACCACGTTGGCCATGAGCTCGCCAGCCGTGTAAAAACCCTTGGCCGTCGGGTCCTCAGGAGGCGCCTGCCGCACGCCCGCGCGCGTCATCTGCTGCTTGATCCAGTCGCTGCCCATGACAGGCTTGTCGACGTTGTAGCCAAAGGGGCGCAGCGCCATCGTGGCAATGTCCACCGGCGCCCCGGCAATGTCATACGGCAGCTCCGATGCTCCCTTGGCCGCGGCCACGTACGCCGAGCCGGTGTTGAGCGCATCGCTGATGGGCCCGCGACGGCGGCCAATGCCCGACCTCTGCGCGACAAAGGCCGGACGGCTGGCCGCTTCCAGCTCCGCGTCACTGACCTCGCCTTCCTTGGGGCTGCCCTCGGCGCGGTACTGCGGCGGTGGGGTGGCGTCCTGCTTGGCCTTGGCGTCAATGGCCTCCAACTGCTTGCGGCTGAAGGTCCGCGGACGGTCAGCACTGGGCTCGTCCTTGGACTGCCTTGCCATGTCCTGCACCAGTTGCTCCAACTCAGCCTGGCTCTTGGACCGCGCGCCGAGCTGCGCGCCAATCCGGTTGTTGTGCACGTCCGCCTCGTAGTCGTAGCGAGGGTCGCCAATGCCGAACATGCTGAAAAAGGACTTGGGATTGGAAAACCGCTCATGGACCTTGCCCAAGAACTCAGCGGTGCCTTCCCCGTACTTGCGCGCAAGAATGCCAGCGGCCAGCATGTGGCGGCTTGCGTCTCGCTGGTCGTCCTGCCCCTTTTGTTCAGGGAACATGCTGGCTGACCTTTTGGCGGCGTAGTCGCTGACGTCAAAAAACCCCGGCTCTTCAACCTTTTTGGGCGGCTCCTGCCCCTCAGACTTTTTTGCCTCACCGCCCTTTTCAAACCGGCGCACGCCCAGCGTCTCCGAAGTCAAGGTGGGCTGCTCCAATGTGGGCGCGCCCAGCGTCGAGCGCATCAGCCCGCGCGACTCGTTCTCCGTCGCCCGCAGCTTGAGCTTGTACTGCAAGGCCAAGGCCTGCAACTGCTCCTTGGCAGACTTGCCGCCTTTGTCCTTGCTTTTCGCCTTGGGCTCCTTGATCGCAAAGTCCTGGCCCGTGGCCAGCGGCCCGGCAGCCAACTCCATCTCCTTCGGAGCCGCCGCGCCACCACCAGAAGGCGCCAGCACCCGGCGCATGCCGGTAGCCTGGCGGGGACTGGTCCGCGGACCGAGGTCCTCCAGCATCCGCTGCGACTGCGTCATGTAGTCGTACGTGGCCTCGTCCTCAGTCTGCGGCTCGCTCGCGTCAATGAGCGCGCTCATCGCATCAAGGCTCACGGAGCCGCCCTTGGCAAAGGACTGCACCGGTGTTTGCTGCGGCGCGCCGTAGCCAGCGTACTGGGCCAGCAGTTGCCGGTAGTAGCCCTCGGAGTCCGGCTCCTCAGGCTCTTGCATAACCTCCCCGCCCTCAGCAAACTGCGGCAGCGGCTGCTCCGCGTTCAAGTCAATAGGCTCCGACATAGGGTCGGTGTTGAGCTGATAGGGCGAGAGTTCGTCTTGCATATTTCCCCGTCCGGGTCAAGAGTGTCGCCCCATTTTATGCCTCAGTAGTACTCTGGGACAAGCCCCTCCTGACTGGGCTCCTCGTCCGGCGCGTCAGTGGCCAAGGTCACAAAATTGCCCTGGCGAAAGCGCATCAGCGCCATGGTCGTCACGTCCACCATGTCATCATTGTCCCCGTGCGGAAAAGCCGCGCATTCCTCCACCAACTCCTCGGCCCAGTCCGTGTCCGGCGCCCAGACAATCCCCGACTCCAACACCGGTGCCACCGCGTTGACCCGGGCAATCTTGTCCGTCCCCGTCTTGCGCCCGCCAGGCGAGTACATCGTCACCGGGATGTCCATCCGGCGCAGCTCCTGCTGCAGCGGCGTTCCCGTCGCCTTCGCCTCAATCAGCAGGTTGTCAGGCTGCCAGTGGTCGTACTGCTCCTTGGCCACTTTCTTGAGCTCCGGGAAATCCCACCTGCCCCGTTTGACGTCCAACAAGATGATGTTGGCCCCCGAGTCCTCGTTCAGGTAAAACACGCCCCAGGTCGCGATGACAGAGAAGTCAGCCGTCTCCTTCTTCGAGTACGCCGTGTCCATCGTCTGGATGATGTAGTTCACCACCGGCGGATCATCATGCTGCCAGACCTTCCACCACTCCCTCTTCAAGATCGCGCCCTCGTCGTTCGTGGGCTGCTGCTGGTACATCGCGTTCCACTTCTGCACCGACAGCGACGCCTTGACCGCCAGCAACTCGTCCAGCTTCCAGAACTCCGGCCATAAGGGTCTACCACTAGGTAAGATGGCCGGGAACTCAATTACCTCCCACTTGTCAGCGTTGTGGCTCGACTGCGCCTTGATCAGCCTGGCCGTCATGTCCTTCGTACCCCAGCGCGTCATCACAATCACGATCGCCCCGCCCGGCTGCAAA